CGCGCCGCGAAGAAGCAGGCGGAGCTGGCGGACGAAAAGGCCAAAAACGCCCTTCTGCGTCAGCAGCTGGCAGACCAGGCGAAGATCCAGCGCCAGACGTTCATTGACGCCCTGGTGCTGAGCGGCACGCCCCGCGCCCAGGCCGAGAAGATGTTTATTGAATACGCAAAAAACCAGACAAAAGCAGGTAATCAGTAATGGGACGGTACGACGAATTTTTGGCCGACAATCCACCAACGATCAACGAGGCCACCAGCAGTGAAACAGAGCAACCCTCTTCCGCCGTCGATACGCCGGATAGCAGCAGCGCTGTTATCGATCTGGACGCCGCCGCGCCGACCGCCGCCACGTCACCCGATGGCGATACCGCTGGCGGTCCTGATGACGCTAACAGCAATAGCAGTGAGAATCATGACCCGCTGAGCGCCCCGCTCCCGGACACCCTCGCGGCACGCGAACAGAGCACGGCGCTAAAGCCGCGCTACAAAGGCCACGCCTCGTTTAACAACATGGTCCGCCGCGACTGGATTAAAGCGATTGAGAGCGATTACAGCGCTTTTCAGGCGCTTCTATACCTGCCGGACATGCGCGACGTTGGCGAGGTGGACGATGAAACGGGCTTTGAACAGCCGTCGTTTACCGAGCTCAACAACAACCAGCGTCACCTGAGCTATGAAGATGCTGATCCGGTCATTGTCACGGTGCTGGATTGTCCGGACGAGCGCGAAAGTTTCCAGGTGCTCGATGCCGATGGCGAACAGGACGGATTGACTGACGACGTGCAGATCCTGCGCATTGCCGCTGAAGGTGTGCCGGTTGGCTCAATTCTTGAGTGGAATGAAGAGATGGCCAGCGGCAACCTGGCGCGCCGCTGGTGGTACGTTCACCGCATTTACGGCTTCGGTACGCAGAATGTCGGATCGCTTTACTACTGCATTCCTGCCCGCAATTTTGACACCACCAGCAACGGACGGATCGAATGAATCAGCTGCTTTCCCGCACCCGTGAATGGGTGACTACACGCACTGGAAAAGTGGAGAGTACCGGTTTTACTGCCGCCGACGCCGCCGTAGCGAAGGCGCTGAATGACGTATTCAGCAGCGCCGTCATAACCAAGCCGCGGGAGCATGAGCAGCGCTATAGCTCATTTCTGGCGAGAAAGCCGGAAGATCGTGTATTCGTCGGCAAGTTTGATGACGTCATGGATTTTCTGCGCGCCGTGCGCCAGGCGGGCGCCGGACGCCGCAGCGTGAAGGCGTCGGACATGCCAGACCTGAACCGTGACGCCCTGCCGCTGATCAACCTGTCTCGCGGGTTTGATATCACCTATGACAACAACGACCAGGAGATAGACCGCAACCTGGGCCAGTTTACCGACCCGTCACAAGGCGATATGCCGCTGGCCCAGATTGAGGCTACACAGGCCTCGCTCAATTACTCCATCACGCTGATTGCCAGTGACAAAGATACGCTGTCGCTGATGTGCAACACGCTGGCCGCTAACTTCCGCTCCCGGCTCACCACTAACTTCACGGCGCAGGAAAAGCTGGTCCACTGGCCCGTTGAGATCAACTGCAGCATTCAGGACGCCAAAACCATCATGTTCAGCGATATGTCGCCGCCGTTCACCCAGGATCGGATTTACGCCTGCCAGGCGTCGCTGATTGTCATGGTGGATGTGCTGACCGCGCATGAAGTAGATGCCCGGAGCGTCCGCTATGACACCCAGCTGGCACCGGGAGGCAACTGATGGCTGATCAGCAAAACAAGCCTATGCAGTACTTCCTGCAGTCGGTCCTGCTTAATGGCGCGGAAATGCCGCGCAGCTGGATAACGTCCGTGATTTACATCGAGAAGACGTCGCTGACTGCGCCGCTGCTGGTAATGGAGACGCACGATCCAGCCGGAAAGCTGGTGGACGAAATGGGCGCCCGGTATGGCGCTGAGCTGGTGGCAGAGCTGGGCGACCCGACCGGGCAGCGCGGCGCGTACACAGAGACGTTTTTCGTGACGTCCGCGCCCGCCAGCGGTGACGTGGTGCGGATCATCGCCGTGTCAGCGGATTTGAAGCGTCTCAAAACCCCGTCTGCTCGCGTGCGACTGTATGCCGACCGCCAGCCGGGTGACGTCATGGCTGAGTTCGCTGGCAAAATGACGATTGAGGCTGATGCCTTCCGCAAAGCGATGACCTATCACATGAATATGGGTGAGAAACCGTCCAGCGTGCTGCGCCAGATAGCTGACGATCATGGCGCGCTGGTGTGGTGCGCCCGCGGTAAGTTCTGCATGAAGGACATGGCAAAGCTAATCGGCACAAAGGCAGCATTTGTCTATGAGGCTAACAACCCCCAGGCGGCTTACACGATCAGCAAGCTGAGCAACATCAATCAGGATGCCGCCGCCACCAGCAGCCGGGACTATCAGTATGTCGGCTATTCCATGACAGAGGGCTACGTAGCCGTGGGCGATAAGACGAAGCCGGTCAAATACATTTCTGACGCCGACGTGGCAACGCTGACAAACATGGCGCGGGTGATCGTTCCCAAACTGGATATTGAGGTCAGCGGCAACGCGGACGTCACCGCAGGCATGGTTATTGGCGTGCAGATCCACCGCTATGACGCGGAAAACCAAGTAGACGAAACGTTACCCAAAAACTTTATCGCCATTGCGGTCATTCACCATGAGGATCGGATTGGCTACACCACGCGCATGATTTTAGGAGTACCCAATCAGTGAGTAAGCAGCGTGCCATTATCACGGCGACTAAAGACCCGTTGGGCCATATGCGGGCGCAGATCCGCCTTACTCCGCAGTGGGCTGATGTGGACGCGGATACCCTGCCCTGGGCTGAATATCAGCTTCCGATCGGCAACACGTTTGTACCCTGTATCGTTGGCGATCAGGTATGGGTGGAGTTCCCTTACAAAGACGGCCGCGGGAAGCCGGATACGCGGCGCCCGCTGATCACCGGCGCGGCGCAGTCGGCACCGGGCGGCGTCCCAAGCGTCGCGCCAGAAGCCTCCGGACAGGGTGGCGGATATGAGCCACCAGCCGTTGACGGTGCGCCTGCGCGCCCTTCCCTGAGTCCAACCACGGATTTTGTGTCGCACCGCAATAACCTGCTGGAGATCCGGTCTGCTGGTGGCGGGTATGAGATAGCCAACACGGCCAGCGGTTCGCGTGTCGGTATGAACGAAAGCGGGGATATTTACCTGCTGGGGCCGGGGAATCTGGTGATCGACGTTGGCGGCAACCTGACTATTAAAGTTGGCGGAAAAATTGTGTTCCAGTCTGCCGGACCATTCAGCGCAACCGCGCCACAATTCGCGTTCAGTCAGTAAAGGTTATCTTAAATCTAAAATATTATTTAGAATGTATTAACTATTTTAGTTGAGACATTCCTGAATGAAATCACCCTTCTTTAAAAACGTCATGGTCTACAGCCTGAACCGGGATCTTCCGCTCGATGCAGAGGAACTGGAGCAGCAGCTGCAGACTATGGCGTTTTCTCCCTGTGCTGCACAGGACATGGCTAAATCAGGCTGGATCAACGTAACGTCAGACGGCCTGCTACTGGCTGAGAAAGGTCAGTACCTGCTGTGCTGTCAGACCGAAAGCAAAATCATGCCCGTGTCCACGCTCAACGATTACGTTGCCGAGAAAGTGGAGAAAATGGAGCGCGAGCAGTCGCGCAAGGTGCGCCGTAACGAAAGGGTAAGCCTGAGAGATGAGGCGCTGTGCGTGCTTCTGCCGCGTGCTTTCTCACGCCGCTCTCAGTCCTATATCTGGATCGACAGCGTTAACAGCCGTATCTATGTTGACGCGGCCAGCGCGAAAGCCGCTGAGGATATGCTGGCACTGCTGCGCAAAACTATCGGCTCCCTACCGGTTATTCCAATGATGACCGCTGATCCCATTGAACTGACGCTGACTGAATGGCTGCGCGCCGCAGAACTGCCTGCCGGTTTTGCGCTGGGCGATGAGGCCGAGCTGGCGGCAATTCTGGAAGATGGCGGCAAAATCCGCTGCAAAAAACAGGACTTACTGAGCGACGAGGTGCGCACGCACATTGAGGCCGGAAAACTGGTCACGCAGCTTAGCTTGGACTGGCAGGAGCGCATTTTCTGCCGCGTGTCCGATGACCTGAGCATTAAGGGCATTAAGTACGCTGACATGCTCACCCAGCAGAATGATGATATCGACCGCGAGGATCAACGCGCACGCATGCTGGCCGACTTTATGCTTTTCACGTCCGAGTTTTCCGGCTTCTTTTCCGGGCTGGTGAATGCGCTGGGCGGTGAGGCAAAACGATGAATTATCCGGCTGTTTCACTTCACAATGCTGAATGCCTGACGCTGTTGCGTACTCTCCCTGATAACTCTGTAGACAGCATTGTTACTGATCCCCCGTATGGCATGAACAGCAAAGAGCCTGACATGGCCGAGGTGCTGACCCACTGGTTAGCCGGTGATGATTATCAGCATTCAGGTGGCGGTTTCATGGGTAAATCATGGGATGGGTTTGTGCCTGGTCCGTCTGTGTGGAAAGAGTGCCTGCGCGTACTCAAGCCTGGAGGACACCTGCTGGCCTTTTTCAGCCCCCGCACACAGGACTTAGGCACGCTGGCCATACGCCTCGCCGGTTTTGAGATCCGCGATTCTATCGCATGGATGTACGGCAGTGGCTTCCCGAAAAATATGGACGTAGGGAAAGCAATTTTCCGTCAGGTATCAGATTTCGAACATTACGCTGTTAAACGCTGGAAAGGCTGGGGAACCGCGTTAAAACCAGCGCATGAGCCGATTGCCGTTGCACGTAAACCTTTCCGGGGATCGCTGGTGGCGAACCTCCTGAAAGACGGTATAGGTGCGATCAACGTTGAAGAATGCCGCGTGCCTTTTGCTGGTGACGCTGATGAAAGCGAATCGAAGAGCAAGAACAAGCATGGCGATTTCAAGACAGAGAGTGCCGTAACGGTTAATAGCTACGGTAAGTACGACCGGCTGCAAGAGAACTACAATCCGCCAGGACGGTGGCCAGCGAATCTGATCCATGATGGCAGCGATCCGGTTCTGGCACTGTTTCCTCAATCCAGCCAGACGGGCAAGCGCAGCGACACCAGCAAATCGGCAAGTGTTGACGGCACCAACTGGGGAACAGACAACCATCAGAGTACCGAATACACCGATAGCGGCAGTACGGCGCGTTTCTTCTACTGCGCTAAAGCGAGCTCAAGAGAGCGCCATGAGGGCGTTAAGAATCCCGGCCCGCAATTCAGCCACGACAGCACACCCCGCCAGCATGAAAACGGCGGAAACAATATGCAAGGCAACTATCACCCGACAGTAAAACCCGTCGCACTGATGGAGTACCTGTGTCGCCTGGTAACGCCTGCTGGTGGCGTAATACTCGATCCATTCATGGGTAGCGGCACGACCGGCAAAGCTGCTGTGCGTAACGGATTCCGCTTCGTCGGCATCGAAATGGATGATGGCTACTTTGACATAGCCGTGAGCCGTATCAGCTTTGAGAAGCCACCAGCAGCGCCTGTGCGACATGCCGCTGAAGAGGTGATCGCATGATTACTTACGGCTCTGTTTGCTCCGGCATTGAAGCGGCCAGTGTGGCGTGGGATGGGCTGGGATGGAAAGCGGCATGGTTTGCGGAGATTGAAAAGTTCCCCGCGGCCGTGCTGGCGCACCGCTATCCGGACGTCCCTAACCTGGGCGATATGACCATCATTGCCGCTGGCATCCGCGCTGGCTCTGTCCCTGCCCCAGCTGTGATGGTTGGCGGCACTCCGTGTCAGGCGTTCTCTATCGCCGGACTCCGTAAAAGCCTCGACGACCCACGCGGTCAACTCACCCTTGCCTATGTAGATTTAGCGAATGCCATTGACGAAAAAAGAGTATCAACCGGCGAACAACCAGCCGTCCACCTGTGGGAAAACGTGCCGGGAAGCCTCAGCACCGATGACAACGCCTTTGGATACTTCCTTGCCGGAATGGCTGGCGAAGATGAAGCGTTTGAACCAGGCCCAAGACCTGAGCACGGGAAAAACGGCCCCGGCTGGCGATGGAAAAAAAGCGACGGCAAGCATGTGGCGAAGTGGCCAAAGTCTGGTTGTGTTATTGGACGACAGCGCAAACTCGCCTGGCGACTGCTCGATGCCCAATATTTCGGAGTGGCCCAACGCCGCCGCCGTGTGTTCGTTGTCGCAAGTGCTCGAAACGACGTTGATCCCGCAGAAATACTTCTTGAGTTCGACGGCGTGCGCCGGGATTCTCCGCCGCGCAGAGAAACGGGGCAGGCAGTTGCCCCACTTACTGCTAACGGCTCTGGAGTCGGTGGCCCGGACTTCTCCCACGCTGCAGCCGGTCACTTAATTTCTGCGTTTGGCGGCGGCAACTGCTCAGGATCGCTTAGCGTGGCCGCGTGCCTGACGGCCAAAGGCCAGCGAAACGATTTTGACGTCGAGACATTTGCCGTGCAAAGCGCCACGGGCGAGGTTAGCCACACTTTGACGGCAGAAGGTCACGACGCCTCCGAAGATGGCACCGGGCGAGGCACGCCGACCGTTGCTTATGGCTTCCAGACACGCATAGCGCGTAACGGCCGCGGCGACATGGCGGACGTTTGCCACGCGCTTAGCGCTGAATCCGGGGAAACGGGCCAAGGTGACGCTGCACCGTGTGTTGCCAGGTGTGTTGAGCATGCCGCTTTTGCTGAAAATACCCGTGGGGAGATCCGGTTGTTCAATGGCGACGGGCAGATCACCGGCGCGCTGTCAGCTGGTGGCGGGAAACCCGGCCAGGGATACCCCTCTGTCGTCAGCCAGTGCGAAGTCCGGCGCCTGACGCCTAAAGAATGTGAGCGCCTGCAGGGCTTCCCTGACGGCTGGACCCTGATCCCGGAAAAGAAGCGCAACGTTCTTGCCGCTGATGAACTGGCCTATCTCCGCCTGATGCACCCCGACATGCCGGAGGAAGAGGCGCACCGGCTGGCGGCTGATGGTCCTCGCTACAAAGCGATCGGGAACTCCATGCCCGTGCCGGTTATGCGCTGGATTGGGGATCGGATTGCTAATCAGATCATGCTGGTGGCGGGTGAAATCGAGCCTCAGCCAGAAGCCCTCCCCGCTTCGCCAGCGGCAAAGAAAAAGCGTGCGCCGGCGCGCAGGATTGCGGACGACAAATACCCCCGCTCATTCCTGAAGTGGGCGGGTGGCAAACACTCTGTACTGGATGAAATCAGGGCGATGCTTTCTACCGGCGATCGTCTCATTGAGCCATTCGTCGGCAGCGGCACGGTCTTTATCAACGCAGGCTTTAAGCGCAACTTGTTGGGCGATGTTAACCCGGATCTGATTAACCTCTTCAACCAGCTGCAGGGCAATCCTGATGCCGTAATTAAGGCGGCTTACCAGCTGGAGCGAGGCTGTCTGTCTAATGAGGCGTATCTCGCTATCCGTGATGAGTTCAACGGGCGCAAGACTCACGCTGTACGCCACGCAGCGCTTTTCCTGGCGCTAATGCGAACCAGCTTTAACGGGCTATGCCGGTATAACCAGAAAGGCCTGTTTAATGTGGGCTGGAATAAGAAGGGTGAGGCGAATTACTTCCCGATGGATGAACTGACGCACTTCACCGGCATGCAGAAAGAAATGACGTTCATGTGTGCCGGGTTTGAGGATGTGATCGCGCAGGCGGGTGAAGGTGACGTAGTGTTTTGTGACCCGCCGTATGAGCCTCTGCCGGACGAGGCCGGGTTTACGGCCTACAGTGGCACCTCATTCACGTTTGCGGATCAGGTGCGGCTGGTGGAGTCCTTGGTTGCAGCGCGGGACCGTGGGGCTAAAATGGTTATCACAAACAGCAGCGCACCTGCCATTCTGCATCTATACATCAGCAACGGCTTCAGAATCGCCCCGCTGGCCACACGCCGTTCTGTGTCCTGCAAAAGTGAGACCCGCAAAACGGTCAACGACATAATTGCCGCTCTCTGAAACGAACGAAACCCGCTTTATGCGGGTTTTTTTTCTTTACTGGACTATCAGCACTGTACGCATTTTTGATGCCAACTTTTAATAGAGCACCACTGATGACCAATGGAACGGTCTGCTACTGTTTACAGTCAGTAATCAGCGAGTATTATTGATGATGTAATGTACAGGGAGATAAAAATGGACGCAGCCTTGCTTGAAATGATGGGCTCAGGTGGAAGGAATAAAGCCTGGGCTGAAACAATGGTCAATCTTGAAGCCAGAAAGCTGATTAATATAGCTAACAGGCTGTCAGCCTTACATCTTAACGATGGGCTTACCCGGATGCAGTTTGTCCAGGAAATAAAATCGGTTGTTGATAAGCAGTTTGCCGCCGCCCGACAAGCAAAATCTG